AATCATTGCAAACATGATGTTTAACATGGGCCGGCCGCGTTTGAGCCAGTTTAAAGGCATGAAAGCCGGGGTTGATGCGCGCGACTGGAATCAAGCCGCAGACGAGATGGTTGATAGCAAATGGTACCGCCAAGTCACCAACCGTGCGGATCGTCTTGTTACAAGGATGCGTAACGTTTAAAAAGCTCTTGCCGTATATAAGATATGATAGGATTATATCGGACTATCTAAGATAAAATGCGGTGATATAAGAGAATGAGTGATATATACTTAGCTGAAGCTGTGTATCGGATTATCCGTGAGCAGAAGAAGGCCATCACTGACTGCCTCGAATACGATGGAGTCAAGACGATGGAACATTATCGTGAATTGATGGGCATGTTGACTGCCCTCAATCATGTCGAACAGGAACTCAAGAGCCTGCTAGATAAACAGGAGCATATAGATGACTGAAGAAGTCGCGACGCTTGAAGAAGCGTATAAAGAGGAACGCGCAAAGTTCCTTGATCCAGAAGCCATTGGCGGATCTCTCTTAGAAAGACTACCGACCCCTACCGGGTGGCGTATTCTTATTCTTCCCTACCGTGGTAAAGGCAAAACAGAAGGCGGAATCCTTTTGGCCGACAAAACTCTTGAGCAACAACAAGTGTCTACGCAAGTAGGCTATGTGCTTAAAGTTGGACCTTTAGCCTATCAAGACGAAGACAAGTTCCCTAGCGGGCCTTGGTGCGCGGAAAAAGACTGGGTAATGTTTGCCCGCTATTCCGGGTCTCGTTTCAATATTGATGGCGGGGAAGTGCGGATTCTTAACGACGACGAAATTCTGGCGAGGATTAGTTCCCCAGAAGACGTTCTTCATTTCTAAGGAGATAAAACATGGCTGAAGAAAGAGACGACGACCAAATCGAACTGGACGTTGGTGATGCAGAAGAAACCGAGGTCTCCTTTGAGGCTCCCGAAGAGTCTGGAGAATCTGCGGCTTTTGAAGCGTCGGATGCCGACGAAGAGGATAATTTTGAGAAAGCGAATAATGCAACGCAAAAGCGCATTGATCGACTGACCAAAAAAATGCGTTCTGCCGAGCGCGAGCGCGAAGAAGCGATCCGGTATGCACAACAAGTGCAACAGGAAGCTGAAGCAATTAAACAGCGGATGAACAGCCTAAGCGACAATTATGTTGCAGAATACAGCGGGCGCATAGAAACCCAGACAACCGCGGCAGAGCAAGAACTGGCTCGCGCAATTGAGATGGGGGATACCAATGGAGTTATTGAAGCACAGCGCAAGATTACTGCATTGGCAATCGAAAGTGATCGCGCACGTCAAGCTAAGATTCAACAAGAACGGTATGCCCAACAAACGGCCGCACAACAGCAAGCTCAAGTTCAGCAACCAATGCCGGCTCAACAGCCGCGTCGGCCTGATCCAAAAGCTGAAGATTGGGCAGAACGGAATGATTGGTTTGGTTCCGACGAAGCGATGACTTATGCCGCTTTTGGAATTCATAAAAAACTCGTTGAAAGAGAAGGATTTGACCCGCAGTCAGATGATTACTACAATGAGCTTGACAGACGTATGGCGGATGAATTTCCCCATAAGTTGAAGAATTCGGGTGGAGCCCGCCGTCCCGCTCAGACGGTAGCTTCAGTATCCCGCGGAAAAGCAACTGGGCGCACAGGAAAGGTCCGACTCTCCAAGACCCAAGTCACTATGGCTAAAAAACTCGGAGTGCCACTTGAAGAATACGCGAAATACGTTAGGGAGCAATAAAATGGCTGAAGACATGAAGAATGGAAGCCGTGCTTCCCGCGCAAATGAAACTAGAGAGAAAACGGCACAGCGTAAGCCGTGGGCTCCACCGTCTATGTTAGACGCACCACCTGCACCAGATGGATTTAAGCATCGGTGGATTCGCGCTGAAACTCGCGGTTTTGATGACCGCAAGAATATCAGTGCAAAGCTACGAGAAGGATGGGAATTGGTCCGTGCGGACGAATACCCGGACTTTGAAGCACCGGTGATCGACTCAGGTAAATATGAAGGTGTGTTCGGCGTTGGCGGGTTGATCCTCGCAAGGATCCCTGAAGAAACTGTTCAGGAACGGACGGATTATTTCCGCAACCGTAACTCTGATCAGATGGAAGCTGTGGATCACGATATGATGCGAGAGAATCAACATTCGACGATGCGGATCAGTAACCCTGATCGGCAACAACGTGTAACTTTTGGTGGCCCTCGTAATAAATAGGGGTCACCCTGATTAGGAGATAGCCTTATGGCAAACCAAGATACTTCTTTTGGTCTACGTCCTATCGGGTTGAACGGAAGCGCAACAAACTCTACTGGGGTAACTCAGTATGAGATTGCGGCGGCAAACACGAACGCTATTTATCAGTTTTCGCCAGTAATTCCACTGGCGGCTGGTGTTATCGACATTGTTGGTAACGCAAATGGCGGAACTGTTCCTTTCCTCGGTGTCCTGATGGGTGTTGAATATGTTGACTCGGTTTCAAAGAAGCCGGTTTACAGTAACTACTGGCCGGGTGCCAACAGCGTAAGCGTGGATACAAACTATCCTGTTAAAGCTTTCGTTGCTGATAACCCAATGCAATTGTTCCGTGTAGCGGCTGATGAATCAGTAACAGATCGCGCAACTGCCTTGGCAGACGTGTTTTCAAACTGTTCACTAGCAACTGCAACTTCTGGTTCTACAGCAACCGGGCGTTCAACTGCACAGTTAGACATTAGCACAGCGGCAACTACAGCTACTCTTGCTATGCGTATCGTTGGCATCGTCGATGACGTTGCAAACAACGATTGGGACGCGGCAGGCGTAAATTTCGTAGTTCGCTTCAACTTCCATTACAACTCGCCAGCAAGTACGTCTACATCTCAGACAACTGCTGATTCAACAGGTATTTAAGGAGAAGGGTTATGGCAATCTCTCGCGCACAGTTAGCGAAAGAGCTTGAACCGGGCCTTAATGCCCTGTTCGGGATGGAATACTCACGTTACGAGAACGAACACGCTGAAATCTTCACTGAAGAATCTTCAGATCGTGCGTTCGAGGAAGAAGTAATGTTGGGTGGTTTCTCAACTGCACCAGTTAAGGGTGAAGGCTCTGCCATCACATTTGACGATGCACAAGAAACATTCACAGCACGTTACACTCACGAGACAATCGCTCTGGCGTTCTCTATTACAGAGGAAGCCATCGAGGACAATCTGTATGATCGTCTAGCATCTCGTTACACCAAGGCACTTGCTCGTTCAATGGCCCAGACTAAGCAGATCAAGGCGGCGTCTATTTTGAACAACGCGTTCGACACTGGAGCACCTGTAGGTGACGGTGCGGCACTTTGTTCATCAGCGCACCCATCTCTGTCTGGTAACCAGCGCAACCAGTTGTCTGTCGCGGCTGACCTCAACGAAACATCGCTTGAGCAAATGCTGATCGACATCGCTGGCTTGACTGACGAGCGTGGACTGAAGATCGCAGTTCGTGGCACTAAGCTGATTATTCCAAAGGAACTTCAGTTTGTTGCAGAGCGCGTTCTGAACTCTAACCTGCGTCCGGGTACAGCGGATAACGACGCCAATGCAATGAAGAACATGGGAATGTTGCCTGAAGGGGCAGTAGTCAACCATTTCTTGACTGACACTGACGCGTTCTTCGTCTTGACTGACGCACCGAACGGTTTCAAATACTTCAACCGTTCACCAATCAAAACTGCAATGGAAGGTGACTTTGACACTGGAAATATGCGGTTCAAGGCCCGTGAGCGTTACAGCTTCGGCGTCTCTGATTGGCGCGCTGTCTTCGGAACTCCCGGAGCGGCATAAGAAGAAGGGGGCGCTAGACGCCCCCTTTTTTTATCTGTAAGATTTCAATATCTAGGAAATGGGTGCGTCGGACTGACCTAGCAGACAACATGCAGACAGGCGCACTAAACTCGCATGTGAGGAAAATCTATCATGGCAAGCACTACCTTTTCAGGTCCAGTCACAGCAACCAATGGCTTTGTTGGTGACATTCAAGTTCCTACTTATACCGTAGCTTCTGCTCCATCAGCTTCTGATGCGGGCGCAGGTACTCTTATCTATGTTTCTAACGGTGCGGCAGGTTCAGCAATTCTTGCTTTTTCTGACGGTACTAACTGGAAGCGTTCTGATACTGGCGCAACTATCGCGGCGTCATAATTGGGGGTGACTTATGAGTCGTTTTAAGCCGGCTTCTGCGGAAGAATTGGCCGCTCGCGGTCTAAATCCAGACGGAACACCAATGGTTAAAGAAGCTCCAAAGAAAGCTCCTACTAAAAAACCTGCGGCAAAGAAAAAAGGGGACTGATGAATGGCTGGCTCTGATGTAAAAGCCAAGCGAATCACAAGCACGGGATCGGCGGCTGTCGGTCCTGCGCGTATTCGTCAAATACAAGTTTTATCTACAACAGGAACTCCACGTTTGACCATTACAGATGGCAACGGAGGAGCAACTGTATTAGACCTTGATTTTTTGGCGTCTGATTCGCATTCGGTGAATATCCCTGCGGAGGGGATACGCGTAGGCGATATACATGTTTCGGCGCTTACTGCGATCACTGCCGTAACAATCTTTTATAACTAGGGGGTTGTATGGCTCGCGAGGTAAGTTCGATTACTCGTATAGGAACTTCGGAGCCTTTTGAGCTTCAGGTTTCTCGCGGTCAAATTGCATACCACGAATTTATCCACAAGTTTGGCTATAATCCGGATATTGCAGATTCAAATGAGACCGTTTGGTCTCAAGGCGGCTTATATACTTATCCCACTTCCGCTTCCACTATGTATATTTCTAGCAGTTCTACTGCTGACACTTCTGCGGGGACAGGGGCTAGAACAGCTACTGTTTCTGGATTGGATGCAAATTTTGATGAGATAAGTGAAACAGTCTCGCTGAATGGTCAAACAGGGGTTCAGTTAAACGGGGCTTTGAACTGGTATCGAGTCAATCGCATTGCTGTAAACACCGCTGGCTCTGGCGGAGTTAATGCAGGCGTTTTGTATGTAGGTACAGAGGCTACGCCTACGGGCGGCGTTCCAACAAATAAGTACGCCACGGTCGCTATCGGTGACAACCAAACACTTATGTGCCTTTGGACGGTGCCAAGAGGGTACACTGCGTATCTTCATCAAAAAGATGTCTCAGCCTCATCTTCTGCTGGCAAGTTCGCTATCTTTACGTTGGTATCAAGACCTGACGGTGGCGTATTTAACGTCAAGGACCGGGTAACATTAGCCAATAACTCAACCAGTATCCCGTATTGGAATCCAATTGTTTTTAACGAAAAAACAGATATTGAGGTTCGCGCAGAAGCAGATTCTGGGGGAGGCGTAATCACCGCATCCGCAACACTAGACATCACTTATATTAAAAACGGGAGTGACCTGTAATGGCCACCACCAAAAATGTAAAACGTAGTCCTTCTGGTCGGATAACTTATCGCGGTGAAACGTTTTCTGGTTACAACAAACCAAAACGTACTAGCGGCGGTAACAAAAAGTTTGCAGTTTTGGCGAAAAAAGGCTCTGAAATTAAACTGGTCCGGTTTGGGGATCCAAACATGACGATTAAAAAAGATCAGCCGGATCGTCGTAAAAGCTTTCGGGCACGTCACAAATGTGACACGGCAAAGGATAAATTTTCAGCACGGTATTGGTCTTGTAAGAAATGGTAAAGAAAGAAGAAACAGTTGTAACTTTGTCATTGGAAGACAAAGAGTTGCAGGCCAAGGATGTTTTGCTACTTTTAGAGCGCCATGAATCGGAATGCAATATTCGATATGAGGCGATAAATGAAAAGTTAGCTAGTCAAAGCGAAACTCTTAAAACGCTGGACATGCGTATGTGGGGTATAGCCGCGTTAATCATAGCTACGTTTTTAGCGGAGAAGCTTGCATGACAAGCCGAGTGAATCTTGGAAATGGCGCGTGTTCGGTTAAACGCGCTAAACCGGTTCGTCGCATGGCTAAAGGCGGCGAAGTAAAGTCTGGGGGTAAAATATGCCCCGCAGGTAAGGCTTGGGCAAAACGCACCTTTGATACCTATCCGAGTGCGTATGCAAACATGGCCGCTTCTAAGTATTGCAAAGACCCTAATTACGCTAAGAAATCTAAGAAGAAAAAGTAATGGGACAGCTAAAAGAGTGGCGAGATCAAAAGTGGGTTAGAATTGACAGCAAAGGAAACATTGTTGGCGAATGTGGGACTTCAAAAAACAAAAAGAACCCCGACCGTTGCTTGCCAAAGAAAAAAGCACAAAGCCTGACAAAGTCAGAGCGAGCGGCGACAGCTAGAAAGAAAAAGAAGGCTGGCGCACAAGGTAAACAAGTTGTGGCTAACACGAAGAAAGCCAAAGTAACTCGTAGGAGCAAAGCATGAAAGGTTCAGGATGCGCGGTTCGTCTAGGCAATGGCGGTTTCGTTAGACCTAAAAAAATGAAGTACGGCGGCGAAGTCAAAAAGATGTCCAAAGGCGGTTGCGTGAAATGTGGCAAACGTAAGTGTGAGTGCTAAATAATGGCGACCTCCGGTTCAACTGATTTTGAACTCAATGTAGCTGACTACATTGAGGAAGCGTTTGAGCGTTGCGGTCTTGAAGTTCGTACAGGGTATGACCTTAAAACTGCACGGCGTTCGCTTAACCTTATGCTAGCTGAGTGGGCTAATCGTGGTTTGAATCAATGGACGATTGAACAACGTCAATTTACAGTAACGCAGGCGGACTCTGACGTTTCTTTAGGCGCAGACGTCATTGACATTCTGTCTGTCGTAGTTCGTCGTAGCGGTACCGATTATTCTTTGGACCGAGTTAGTCGAGACGAGTTTTTAAACATTCCAAGCAAAACAACGCAAGGTCGTCCTACGCAATTTTTCTTGGATCGTCAGATTACGCCAAACTTAAAAATTTGGCCGGCACCTGAAAATTCAACCGATATCATCATTTACGATGCGTTGACTCGAATTCAAGACGCTGATGCGCCTGTAAATACAATGGAAATACCGTTTCGGTTTTATCCGTGCTTGGCCGCAGGTCTGGCGTACTATATTGCGATGAAACGTGCGCCTCAACGTCTTCAGCTTTTAAAAGCTGTTTACGAAGAAGAATTTGAGCGAGCAATGACAGAGGATCGAGATCGAGCTTCTTTCAACGTTGTTCCTCAATATGAATACTTTAGGACAACGTAATGTCTAAGTTTGCTCAAGGCAAATTTGCATATGCGACCTCAGACCGATCAGGGGTTCGCTACAAGTACAAAGACATGCGTCGAGAATGGAACGGGTTGCTGGTTGGGAAAGACGAGTATGAGCCGAAGCATCCACAATTAGGGCCTTTTCGTAGCCCTGTTGATGCACAAGCTTTGAAAGATGCTCGCCCTGATCGGATAGAGCCTCTCGTAGTTCCTGTTGGAGCCGGGGGGTTCCCTGACAGGGGAATAGCAACAAGATCCTTTGGTGAGGTTGGAACGGTTACAGTGGTGATTGCATGAGTTTTACATACGCTCAACTAAAAACGGCTATTCAAGATTATTGCGAAAACCAAGAGACAACGTTCGTTAATAACTTGGACGTTTTCATTAAAGGCGCAGAAGAGCGCATCTTTAAGTCTGTTCAGCTTAATTTTTTCCGTAGAAATCAAACGGGTACTTTAACGGCCTCCAACCAATACCTTAACTGCCCTAGTGATTTTTTGGCGCCTTATTCGCTTTCTGTGACAAACGGAAGCAACAAAGAATTTCTGTTGTACAAAGACGTTAATTTCTTGCAAGAGTACACTCCGGACGCTTCAACCACAGGCGTCCCAAAATATTATGCGTTTTTTGATGTGACTAACTTTCTTGTAGCGCCAACGCCAGACTCTAACTACGCCGTAGAACTTCATTATTATTATCGTCCACCAAGCTTAACGGCTGGATCAGATGGCGGAACAACGTGGTTAAGCACAAATGCGCCGCTTGCAATGTTGTACGGGTCTTTAATTGAAGCCTACACTTTCATGAAAGGCGAGCAGGATGTTATTCAGAACTATTTCCAGCAGTTTGCGGACTCTGTATCTCGTTTGAAGAATTACGGGGAAGCGGTCGAAGATACCGACGCTTACCGTACCGGATTAATTATTAGAGAGAAAACATGATTACATCAAACGCTTTAGTTTTTGATTTACCAAAAGAACCGATTGTAACGGTTCATACGACCGATGGACGCGGGTGTACTCCCGAAGAAGTCGCAGAGAGATGTGTGGAAAAGTTAATCAGTATATCTGATACGGCTGATCCCGCATTGCGCGATCAAGCACATGCTTTTAAAAAACAAGCAAACCAATTGATTGCGTATTACATGCGGCAAGCGATTCGCTCTGACCGTACAACCATATATAATGCATTGAAGGATGCGGGTCATCCGAAATTAGCTGAAGCCATAAGGAGACTGTAATGGCAATTTCTCAAGCAATGTGCACATCTTTCAAGCAAGAGTTGCTCGAAGGTAAGCACAACTTCCTGTCTGGTGGGCATACGTTTAACATTGCGTTGTTTACTTCGTCTGCAACATTAGGAGCGTCAACAACTGACTACTCGACAACAAATGAGGCGTCTGGAACAAACTATTCTGCTGGGGGACAGGCGCTTTCTAACGTCAACCCTACAACGTCTGGAACAACTGCGTTCACAGACTTTGCGGATGAAGTTTTTTCAAACGTCACCGTGACTGCTCGTGGCGCGTTGATTTACAACACAACGACAGGCGGTGGATCTAGCACAACGGACTCAGTTGTTGTATTGGATTTTGGAGCGGATAAGACAGCAACGTCTGGTGACTTTACTATTCAGTTTCCTACTGCTGACGCTTCTAACGCTATTATTCGTATTGCCTGATTAGGGTGCTCTGATGGCATCCGGTTGGGGGCGCGATACTTGGTCGTCCGGCACTTGGGGGGAACCTACCAGTGTCTCGGTCAACGTACCAGTTACTGGCGTCTCTGCAACCGGAGGCGTCGGAACAGTCTCCGTTGCCGCGGAGGCTAATGTACCAGAGACTGGCCTGTTTGCTACAGGTGGGGTCGGCTCTGTTACGATTGTCGCTGTTACGAATGTTAGCCTAAGCGGAAATCAACTTACCCAGAACTTCTCACCTGAATACGACCTAACGCTTGACGGTGCACTGCCTTCCGGCCAGATAGACGGAAATTTTACTGGCAGATATCAAAGCATTACGTTTGCAGGGGAAGTTCAACTTCCTTCTTCATTCAGTCAAACAGAATGTTTGTGGGAACATGGTGGAGAGGGGGTAGGTTCTTGGCTTGGCGTTTCCAAGATACTTAATACTTATTACCTACGCTTCAGAGCGGGCGAAGGTGTTGACACTGTACAAGACAATACACCCGGGGACATTTGCTTACAAAATGTAGCTATATCCAATATACCAGAATTTGATGGTAACACTCATACAGTTGTTTTCAGCATTAAGCCTAACGGGGGCACTGTTAAAAGTCAGATCTTATTGTGGATTGATGGGCGTGAAGTTATCAATACGCAAAAGACTACTGAGCTTGAAACCGGTGGTTGGTCTGGAGGAAACGTAGGCGGGTGGGGCGAAGGGTTTTCTTCTATTGCCGGTGGAACATCCACTTACGATTCCGGCACTACCCAATATCAAGCGACAACCGCATGGTCAGGAACAATCGTATCAGCCCTCCGTTACTACGCAGGTGAACTTCCCGACTTCGGTGCGACGGTTAATGTACTAACCGGAACATCTGTCACTGTTTCTGGGGTTTCTGCTACAGGGCAAGTCGGCTCTGTCACTATCGAAGCGGACGCAAACGTCCCAGAGACTGGCCTAGCTGGTACAGGTCAAACTGGTTCAGTTACGATTACCGCGGATGCAAACGTCACTGAAACTGGTGTATCGGGTACAGGGCAAGTCGGTTCTGTCACAACGATTGCTGATGCTGATATTTCCGTCACCGGCGTTGCAGGCACAGGTCAACTCGGCTCAGTCACTATAACTGCCGATGCGAATGTTCCAGAGACCGGGTTATTTGCTACAGGCGGAGTTGGTAGCGTATCGATTACCGCGGATGCAAACGTCACTGAAACAGGGTTAGCCGCTACTACAAATGTAGGCAGTGTCACTATCACCGCTACTGCGAATGTCAGTCCGACAGGTATTAGTGCTACAACAGCAGTTGGCGATGAAACGGTTATTGCTGATGCAAACGTCATCGTTACAGGTGTCTCTGCCACAACAGGCATTAACAGCGTCACAGTTACCGCTGACGCGAATGTCCCCGAAACAGGTCTGGCGGCCACTGGTCAAGTCGGCACCGTTTCAATAACGGGCACCGCGGTTATATCTCCAACGGGCGAGTCAGCCACTGGTCAAGTAGGAACAGCCACTGCGTTTGCGGACGTAGATGTTTCTGTTACAGGCGAGTCAGCCACTGGTCAGGTTGGCGATTCGACTATCGTTATTGACGTTAATGTTCCACAAACAGGGCTATCGGCTACTGGTCAGGTCGGCACCGTTGAGGTAGGTATTGGAATAACTGCCTCGGTTACCGGTGTATCTGCTTCTGTTATTCTCCCAGCGCCAATTTCGTTCTCTGGTTTTGGGGATGCTCAAATATCTACGGCTCAGTCAAAGTTTGGCGGGGCAAGTTTACTTTTAGACGGCACCGGAGATTATTTAGAGTCTCAAGAAACATACAACCTTGGAAGTGATCCTTTTACAATAGATATGTGGGTCAGACCAACCAGTGGAACGCAAGATGCGGTGTTCTTTGACTCTAGGGATTCCACATCTAACAATGCGTTAGCTCTTCGCCAAGCAACAGATAATCTGTTAGTTATTCGAGCAAACGGAACGCTATTTAATGTAAATGGCGTGTTTTCAGCAAATACTTGGGTTCACATTGCTGTTACCAGAGGTGATCCTTTCGGTAACACTTACTCAGTTTTTGTAGATGGCGTTAAAGTAGACAGTACGCTTTTTGGAACAACGGCTACCGCGGCAACTATACACGTCGGTTCAGATTTTAACGGCTCCAATACTTGGGAAGGATATGTAGACGAACTTCGTGTATCTGCGGTAGACAGATATGACGGAAACGATTTTAGCCCGCCAACTTCGGCATACACAGAAATTGAAGATACCCCTGTTTTATTGCATTTTGACGGGGGTAACGGCTCTACTACATTTACAAACAGTGGATTTGTACAAGCGGTAATTGTTACGGCGGATGCCAATGTATTCCCAACAGGAGTGGATGCAACCGGCGAAGTAGGAACGCCGGAGATTAGCGGCGACGCCAATGTTCCGACCACTGGACTTCCTGTTACGGGTAGTGTAGGTACTGTTTCCATTACAGGAAC